GATTACTCAATCATGAGTACCGCCGACATTCGAATAGCAGCATTGCAAAGAGCGCTGTTGACTCAGCCTGTTGACAGGTCTAATGATGATAAGAACTTTCAAGCAGGTCTTGAGAGTTGGCGCCAAACTCTTGTAGATGCCCGTACTCGAATCATGAATGACGAGGTTAGTATAACCCTGCAGAAGGCAATTACGTTCTCTGTTCGTGCAGAGAATTTGGGCATACAGCCAGAACATTATTCCCGTATTTGGCGTGAAAAGAAAGAAATATTCCCGGAGATTATACCATAAAGTATTATACCATGAAGTACGAATACGAGGAGGAAGATAAATACGTTTCATTCCATGAGGATGACGATGAGTTGGATACTATTCGTATTCCTCTTCCCCGCCTTGAAAAGTGGTATTCTCATCATTTAAAACGTGAGGTAACGAGAGAAGAAGCGCTTACGTATGTAGATGGATATGGGCTGGATCCAAGAGAACAGAGGTTCACATATCAGGAAACTCCAGAAAAAATACGACTCATATATGAAGTTGTGTTTAACAAGAAGCACGCAACTAATAAGTCTAAGTACAAAGAAGTCGGGGATGTAAGGCTTGAGGACATCTATGAGGAGATAGAATCAAATCAGAAGTACTACGCAATGGAGATTGAATGGATCAAGCTCCAAATCAAGCGTAGGTATGTAGGTTATTGGTGTTTCATTAAGGGAAAACCAACCTATATCAACGGTGCCAATTATTTCTTTTTAAATTTCTGGACAGTAAAGAACTTTGGAAAAAACAATAACCGCCCTGATTATCGGGATTACCAACGTAAAATGTTCCATCTGTTCATGTATGCCTACACTACAGAGGACGCATTTTACAAACACAAAATCCTATATAGGGAAGACGGCGTGGTAAAGACGAAATATTCAAATCAAGATGTAAAGAATGTTGTTGAGGACATGAATGAGCAAGGATTTGAGTATTATGTTGAGCCAAACGTAAATGTTACTGTAGGCAAAGGCAAAAGAACAGTTCACGGAATCAACTTCGTATCTGGTCGGCGTATTGCTAAAACAGCAATTGCTTGTTGCTTTTGTACATGGGGGACACTTAATATGCCTGATCAAACCTTTATCATCCAAGCAATGAACGAGGATCAGGCGGTAAACAAGATATTTATAAAGCAAATTCAAACACCAGTAAGCAAGCTCCCCTTCTTCTTTCGTCCGCACTATCGTGGTCGAATAGAGGCTAAGGAAGGTTTGCGTTTTCAGTATGAAGGAGCAATCGCATCAGCAGCAAGAGCAGGTATTATCCCAGAACAAATGGAGTGCTTCATTACGCCACTCCCGTCGACGGAGAAAGCGGCGGATGGAGAAGCGGAAATCGCATTTGTCTACCGTGACGAGCCAGCGAAGAAAACGGACGCGAAGGCAGCGGACCAAAACATCCCGACGTGGTGGTATAACACGATGAAGCCGGCTATTGAGCGTGGGGAAAACATTCGAGGATTCTGCATCATGCCGTCTACTGTGGGCGACATGGACACGGGTGGTGGAGCGCAGTTTTTTGATATTGCCAACGACTCACACTTCTCTGACCGCAACGAGAACGGAACCACCCCATCGGGACTCATCAACTTCTTTTTGCCCGGTTACTACGCGGTAGAGGGTTACATTGATGAGTACGGGGCAAGCATTATCGACGACCCCAAGGAACCAATTATGTCTAACGAGGGCAAGTGGATTACAAAAGGAGCTAAATCCTACCTGTTAAACCAAGCAGATTATTTTGAGCGCAAGCGCGAATGGCAGAAGCTCATTAAGTTACAGCAAAACTTTCCAATGACCTGGAAACAAGCATTTGCTGTAATCCCCAAGGACATGGGTATGCCCATCGAGAAGATGCGTGACCGCATATCTGAATTGAAGTTTTCAAGAACTCCGATAAGCACTAAGATAAACTTTAAGTGGATTGGAGATAAGTTTGGCGGAGATGTTTATGTAGACAACGACCCCAAAGGAAGTTGGACAATGACTTACCTGCCCCCACAGGATCAAAGAAATAGAAGAACGGTTGTAACAGCAGAAGAGGGATACATTCCTCCCAAAGAAAGGGGTCCAATATATGCTCCCGATCCTTCTGTAATGAATAAATATTTCCTTTGCTGTGACCCGGTAAAATTTCACAAGCGAAATACTGTAGGTAAAAAGAAATCAAATGCGGCGGCGGCGGTTTTCTACAAACGAGATAGTCAAGTAGATCCAGATACTAAACCTAGAAACGAATGGGTTAGTAATGATTGGATACTTATTTACAACAGACAAACGGAAGATAAGGCTGAATATCACGAAGAGTGGTTGAAGGCTGCTGTATTTCTTGGAGCCTATGTATATCCTGAATGGCCAGACGGAGAAGCCCTGGTGGAATACTTCAGGGATAACGGATTTGATGGTTACCTTTTGAAGGATTTGGGATCAGACGGGAAGCAAGATAACAGGCCCGGAGTTTGGGCTGGTGAAGCAGAAAAAAACGAAATGGCTGGGGACATTATGACTTTCTTCAACAACAATGTTAAGTATGTGAAAATGTGGGAGATAATTGAAGAGTGGAGTCAGATGAGAGGTCTTGATGACTTGACAAATCATGACTTGTGTGCAGCTACTGGTTGGTGTATGAGAGCTATAAAAAGCAGGATGCCAGACCTTTACAAGGAAGTGTACCAACCAATAGAGGTAAAAGGTGGGTTTGCAATGTTTGATGTAGAATGATTGTTTTCAACTATTTAATGAAAAGTTTACTACATTTGTGCTGGTAAACTAAATTTGTACGATATGATATTACCACAAATAGTTGGTAGTGTGTTGTTCCCAAACGACAACATCCCAGAGGTCGATAAACTAAAGCCGGAATACGGATTGCGTGTTGCTCGTGCTTTGTATACTCGTTTTTGTGCGGGCGGAACATATTTCACGTACACGCAACTTCCTGAAATGCAGGAGACTAGAAATTATGGCGCGGGGAATCAGTCCCAAGAAAAATATAAAAATTGGTTTACTAATGGGTCTCCCATTGGCACAAAGGGAATCAGTCAAGGTGAGGCTAATGCCAGTACAAAAGGAATGAGTAAAGCTCAGAGAAAAGCAATGGCTAATATTAGCTATGACATTTTCTCTCCAATGCGAAAATTATCAAATGTTCTTCTATCGATTCTTGCAGATAACGACTATAAACTTGATTGTGTTTCTCTTGATAAAAACATCATCAATAAAAAGAAGCATAAAAAATATGACTTGTATGCTAAAGCAAATTATACAAATCCTTTAGCGAAAGAACTAGGTCTCCCTGAATTCAAACTGCCTTTCGTGCCTAAAGACGAAACTATGCTTGAAATGGCAGATCGTCTTGGTTTTTTCAAGAGTAAATATGAAGTAGCTTTAGAAAAGCTGGCTGAAGCTGGCTTTAGGGCTTCTAATTGGGCTGGACAAAGAATGGAGTTTAATCGAGACGCAATTGATTTCCATTTCCGTGCAGCTAAAATTTACAACGATCCTATTACAGGTCAAGTTAAATTTCAATATGTAGATCCTGCCCGAATGGTTATGCTTTGGAATGAAGATAACCAAGAAGAGCCTGTTGCCATTGGTCATATTGAAGCCGAAACCATTCAATCAATCTTCGACAAGTTGATAGATGCTGGTTTTAATGAGGCTCAAATCCAAGCAATGGCTAAGTCTTACGTGCCTTATCAAACCAATGTGTCAACTATTCCTCAATGGGCATTTGAGCGTAAGGATTCCACTACAAATCGTTGGGTATGGATGGATTTCAAGGTTTATGTTTTGAAGTTTGAGTATCTGTCTACTGATTACAAGCAGTATGTAGAGCGTGTGAACAAACAAGGTTATGGAAGTTATGTCCGTAACAATAAGCCGGTAGATGAGAAGAAGAAGAATCCCAATGATACATATGATGAGGTTGCTTGCAACTACTGGTACGAAGGTTCTTATATTATTTCAGGAACAGGGCAAGATCGTATCTACGAGTGGAAGAAGAAGGCAAACCAAATGCAGAAGGGCTTGTCTCCGATGAGTTCTTATGTCATTCATCGTATCAATGGACAATCTCCAACACGCAGCGTGAAGGGATTGCTTGATGATTTGATGTTTGCAGTATTGAAGTTACGTGCGGCGGTATGGGCTGCTGCTCCTAAGGGATATAGAATTGATGTTGGCGAAGCTGCTAATATCAAGATTGGAGGTGTAGAGTACGACTTGTTCGACCTCATGCACATCCACCGTCAAAACGGTATTCAGATTGTCGCTACTAAATTTAATGCGGCAACGGGTAAATATGTATCTCAACCACTTGTTGAGATGGATAATGGACTCGGTCCTCAGGGCCAAGAATGGCTTGCTCAGATAGCGAATATCCAAATGATGATTAAAGATCTCATGGGTATTCCGGATGCAATGGCCGCAAGTCCCGATCAGTCAGCAGAGCGCTTGGTTGGTGTTATGGAAGCAGATTATATCGCCGGAAATCACGCCAACTGGCCACTACGTGAATCTGAACGTCAGTTCAAACAAAAACTTGGCGAAAGAATCATTCACCAGGCTCGAATAGATATTGAATATGATCCTAAGATTCGAGAATTTTATGAAAGCGTTATTGGGGAAACTATGATAAACGCTCTTGATGAACTTGAAGGATTGTCACTGGATCAGCTTGCGATTTCATGTAAGGTTCTTCCAAATGAAAAAGAGAAGAGCGCTATTCTTCAACGTGCTATACAGATGTCTCAAATGCCAACCAAGGATGGTGCTGTTTTGTTAAGTCCTTCAAGTGTAGAGCGTGTGGCTCAACTATTGAAGAATGGAGATGTGGATGAAGCTCTTTGGTTTATGGCGACTGAAGAAACAGAGGCTCGTCAGCGAGAAGAACAACACGCACAAATGATGTTGCAGCAGACAATCCAAGGGCAACAGCAATCTGCGCTTGTAACTGAAGAAGCTAAACGCCAAACAGCAATGCAGCTTGCTCAGATCGAGATTATGAAGCAGCGCGAGATGGCTAACATGGAACTTATGAAGGAGCAGGAGATGGCTAAGATTAAAGCTGATGCAAACTATCAAGTTCAGTTATTGAAAGGAAAACAAGTATTGGAACAAATACAGCTTGAGGCAACACTTGAAGCACAAATGGGAAATGAAATAACAGGTAGAGTATAAAACATATGGAAAACAACGAATTGAACAATCAAGAAGAATTGGTAAACGAAGAAGTAACCAATCAAGAAAACGAACAGGTTAACGAGGAAACATCTCCACAGGACAGTCCATGGTTTGCTGCGTATGGTTACGATAGCGAAGATTCCTTTAAAAGCGAGTTTGAGCAACTTCGTTCTTACAAAAGTCTTGCAGATGAGTTAACCCACAAGCAAAAAGAAATAGAAGAAGGTCTTGCTCTTTTGCAAGACGCGGATGATCCGTTTGCTGGAATTGAGGAAGCCAAGACGATTGTAGCCTTTGGTAAAAAGGGTATTAGCTCGACTATAGCTAATCAAATTGTATCTTCTAATCCGGATACCTTGATGGAAGATCCGCTCAAAGCACTAGTTCTTGCTGAGGCGGTAAAGAATCCTGATAAATTCAAGCGACTTGGCCAGTCAACTATTGAGGAAGCCATTCGTGAAAAATATAATTTAGGTGAAGGTGAATATTATGCTACAGCTCTTTTAAAGTCTGATGCAAT